TGCAGATATGATACAATACTACACGCAGGCTTATCAAAGAGCTATTGAAACGTACGCGATCGAACAACAAGGTCGTAGACGCAGAGGCGAATATGAAGATGGTGTTATTCGTACTCCACTTAAATCGGTTAACCCATCACAATAGGAGATAAAATATGGCAAATATAGTACCTGACTCGTTTAAAACTGGATTGTTCAAAGGGACATTCAACTTCGATACTTCTGGTAACGGAGGAAACACTTTTAAGCTTGCTTTGTATACTAGTATCTCTTCTTACAGCGCGTCATCAACAGTTTATTTAGCTGGAACAAGTAATGGTGAAGTTAGTTCCGTAGGAACAAACTATACAGCTGGTGGAAATGCTTTAACTAATCTTGGTGTTAATGTTTCATCAAATATTGCATTCATAGATTTTGATGATGAAACTTTTCCATCTGTTACGTTGACTGCTGCAGGAGCTGCTATTTACAAAACAACTGGCGGAGGAAACGAGCTAGTAATGGTGTTGGATTTTGGAGGAAATAAAACTGCAACTAACGGAGACTTTGTTGTTCAGTTCCCTACAAATGATTCATCAAGCGCGATATTAAGAATTGGTAACGCGTAATAGTAAAGGATTAAAGAATGGCTTTTGTACTTAACGATAGAGTTAAACAGACTAGTACTACGACTGGTACAGGTACATTTAGTTTAACAGGAACTGAAGTAGGTTTCGAAACTTTTGTAACTGGTATTGGTGATACTAATAGTACGTTTTATGCGATAGCACTAGATGGAACTGCTCAATTTGAAGTCGGTATTGGTACAGTAACTGATGCAGCTACTGATACACTTTCTAGAGATACCGTTATCTCCTCTTCTAATTCAGATAACAAAGTTGATTTTGGTGTTGGAACTAAAACTGTTTTCTGTACATACCCTGCAAAGAGAGCACCGTCAGCGGGCATGACAGCATCTACATATGTTAATACACATTCAGCAACAATATCTGATACACAAACAATGGAATCTGGAGTTTTAGCGGGACCAGTAACAGTATCAGGTAATGTTACAGTAACAGGGACGTTGGTAATTATATAATGAGTCAAATAGAAGTAGATAAAATAATACCTCAATCTGGAACAGCATTACAAGCTGGTGAGAATGGTGATACAATTACAGTACCAGCAGGTGCTACTTTAAATTTAGCAAATGCTACAGTTACATATCCAGATGGTTCTGTACAAAACGTAGACCTTGCAAACTCTTCAATTACAATAAATGGATCATCTGTATCTTTAGGGGGATCTGTCACGATAGGTGAAACTAAACCTACAATAACTAATGTGAGTCCAACGGTAATAGAAAATACACAAACTACTGTTACAATCACAGGAACAAATTTTGTTAGAATACCTGTAGTGACAGCAATTAATAATAGCACGGGTCAAAGATTTTCTGCTGATGAAGTATCTTTTTCTAGTGCTACAAGTATTACAGCAAAATTTACAATTACTGTAGATGGAACTTATTTATTATATTTAGAGAATCCAGATGGTAATGCGGTTCAAGTTGCTCAAGGTTCCGCTCAAGTTATAACAGTTTCAGATGCCCCAGCTTGGACTACTTCTGCGGGATCACTTGGAACTAACGCAGCAGGTAGTTCAGTTTCATATACAGTAGCGGCAACGGGTGCCACATCTTTTGCTAAAACATCAGGAACTTTTCCTGGTGGTGTTACTTTAAATACAAGCACAGGTGTGATATCAGGTACAGAGTCAGGAGCTACTCAAGAAACAACGTACTCGTTTACGATTACGGCGACAGATGCTGAAGGTCAAACTGCTGCTAGAGCTTTCAGTATAACAATAACAGTAGGAATTAATAATTCAGGAGGATTTAACTAGGAATATATTATGGCTAGTACATATTTATCAAAAACAAACGTAAGTCAGACTTTAAACAGTAAATTTACAATTTCTGTTTGGGTCAAAAGAGCCGAACTTTCTTCTAGTGGCATGAATGCTATGTGTGGAAGCAACAGCACTGGAAGTCATGCAACACAATTCTTTTTTGATGGTGAATCTTTAAGATTTTTTGATAATTATTCTAGTACAGATTTAGTGACAAATAGAAAATTCAGAGATACTAATGCTTGGTATCATGTTGTGGCAGCTATTGATACTTCTCAAATCACAGCAGCAGATAGAGTTAAAATCTATGTAAACGGAACTCAGGAAACATCTTTTGCAACTTCAAATTATCCTACTCAAAACAGTGGTATGATACTTAATATAAATGGTTACACTTTTTATGTAGGAACTGCTGAGACAGCTGATGGCAATAAATTTGGATATTTTGATGGTTCTATGACACACTTTCATTTTTCTGATGGTCAAGCATACGCACCCACAGTATTTGGTGAAACTGATTCTACATCAGGAATATGGAAACCAAAAACTGCACCAAGTGTAACTTATGGAAATAATGGTTTCTTTTTAAAATTTGAAAACTCAGGTAATTTAGATTTAGATAGTAGTGGCAATAACTTATCATTTACAACATCAGGAACACTAACTCAAATGGTAGATACTCCGTCAAATAATTTTAACACTCTAAATTCAAGTCTTGCAAATTCAGGTGTAACTTCATCTAATGGTAATCGTTCATTTAATTCAGGAAGTGCAGTTAATTATGGTTTGATGGCTCCTACTTTTGCTTTAAACAAAGGTAAATGGTATTTTGAATATAAAATAGGTCATCCGTGCGCTGCTGGATTTATTGCAGACACTTATCAAATAGCAGAAAGAGTTAGAGGTAACACTGCAGTTGGTAATACAAGTGAAGAGTACGCATGGGAAGGTAATGGTTATATAAAAACAAATGGCGGTCAAACTGCTTATGGTTCTTCTGCAAGTGCTAATGATATTATTGGTATGTATGTTGATCTAGATAATAACAAATTATATATAGGTATTAATGGAACAATACAAAATTCAGGCACAGGTTTTTCTATTACTGATCCTGACAGCTTAACATCAGGTTTTTATTATATAGGTGGTATGTCAGATCAATGTGGTGCTACTGCAAACGTAACTGCTGATATAAATTTTGGTAATGGATTTTTCGGCACAACTGCTGTATCTTCTGCACAAGCAGATGCAAATGGAGAGGGTGCTTTTGAATATTCTCCTAATGATAGTGGTGGATCATCTTTTGATAGTGCTGCTAAAAACTTTTATGCGTTAAACACTAAAAATATAAAGGAGTTTGGATAATGGCTTATATATCATTTCAACCATCAGATCATTTTAATACTAAACTATGGACAGGAACAGGTGCAGAGAATGCAATAACAGGAGTTGGTTTTCAGCCTGATTGGGTATGGATTAAAAACAGAGACGCATCAGAACACCACAAACTTTATGATGCAGTTAGAGGTGCTAATAAAGTAATTTATTCAAATTTAACTAATGCAGAAGCAACAGTAACGCAAGATGTAAAGTCTTTTGATAGTGATGGATTTACTTTAGGAACTGAAAGTGCAGTAAATGCAAGTGGTCAAGATATAGTTGGTTGGAACTGGAAAGCTGGAACTGGTCAAGGTTCATCAAACACAGATGGTTCTATAAACACCACTTATACTTCGGTTAATACAACATCAGGTTTTTCAATATCTCAATATACAGGTACAGGGGTAGCTGATGCTACAGTTGGTCATGGTTTAGGTGCTAAAGTTGATTTTCTTTTAATTAAAGATTTGGGTAATTCATCAAATTGGATCGTAGGTCATAAAGATACATTTACTACAGGTGAAATTTATTTAAATCAAACAAACGCACTATCTGCTGCATTTGGGCCATTTAATAAAACAGCACCAACTACAAGCGTATTTAATCTTGGTACTGATGTAATTTGTAATGGTTCAGGAAGAAACTATATAGCTTATGCGTTTGCAACAAAAAAAGGATTTTCAAAATTTGGAAAGTATGTTGGTAACGGAAATGCTAACGGAACATTTGTTTACACAGGATTTAAACCAGCTTTTGTAATTATAAAATATGTTTCACCTACTAGCGGTGTAGGAAATTGGAATATAATGGATACTACTAGAAGTCCATCTAATGTTGTAGGTTTAGCTGTTAGTGCTAATACTAATAACGCTGATGATGGTGGAGTTTTTATTGACATTCTTAGCAATGGTTTTAAGCCAAGAAGTACATCGTCTAATAGAAATGAAAATGGCTCAACATACATCTATATGGCTTTTGCAGAAGAACCTTTAGTATCATCAAATAACATACCAGCTACGGCCTT